CGAGCAAATGCAAGCAAATTTTATCAGCCCTGTGGCGGCAGCAAGATCGGCGGCCCTAAACGTAATAGCGTATTGTAGTGAATTGTCGACTAAGCAGTTCAGCGTCATAAATATGATGTTGTTATTAGTTATTCTATATGTTGTCTTTCGCATATATAGTCTTATGTTTACTTTGCGAAATCCCCTCTTTGAGCGTGCTAAGTCTATTGTTGACTCGGTTTATAATCAAGTCGAGTCTTTAGATGAGGAATTTGACCCACTCAAGGAACGCATTGTGAACAATGTCGTGTACCCTCCCGTATGTATTAAAGTTGTTCAAGCAGCACATGTTAAGTTTGGTTTTGTTAATGATAATAAAGCTAATCGTCTAATGCTCAGCAAGTTTATTCGTGAATGGTTTAGTGAGAAAGGACTACGTCCTTCCCATAGTATCTCCCATTTTCCTATTGCACTTGAATTATGCTTTATGCCTACTCCATCTGAGGAGCTTGCTCTCCAGATGCGCAGGTGTGTGCAGGACCGCCGATCTATGATCGGTGGTTCCGGCTCACGCCTGTGAGGGTGCCCTGTCGTTCTTCCTGGCATTGATACCAAGGTTAACCGCCTTGGTGTCAAGGGTGTAGCAGCCAGGAAGGAGATAGGGAAGACACCCGAAAGATCATTGCGTACTCTTAACTCGTATGGCGCTGGAGCCTGTTATGGAGTGCACAATGATTCATTGGTTAATTTATGTAGGGGGGTCGTCGAAAGAGTTTTATACACATCAGTCAATGGTGAACTCCAAGACGTAATTAAGCCCAACGCAAATGTATTTGATCGTCTTTCCTCTTTGAGGAATCGCGTTCTTAAATGCACTCCCTCGACCACCGTTGTCCCTAAGGAGGAATATCCTCTATTATACAACGGTCGCAAGAGAGCAATTTATGAACGTGCTGTCGAGAGTCTTTCCATGAAGGCTTGTCAACGCAGTGACGCATTCTGTGCTACATTTGTTAAGGCTGAGAAGATTAACTTCTCAGCCAAGGGCGATCCCGCACCTAGAGTCATCCAGCCAAGGTCTCCTCGATATAATGTCGAGGTTGGTCGGTACCTGAAGTGTTTTGAGAAAGCAATGTTTCGGGGATTTGAGCGGTATGCTGGTTATCCAGTTATACTAAAGGGACTCAATGCCCAGGGGGTAGCATCCACTCTTCGTGAGAGTTGGGATAATTTTAAACATCC